CCCATCTCGACCGCCCGCCGCTGCTGCGCGGACAGAAGATCGAATTCAAGTTCGCCAATCCGCTGGTGCAGGCGGAGGCGGAGACGAAGGCGGTGAGCTTCACCAAGCTGTCGCAACTCCTCGGCGCGGCCATGCAGTTCGATCCGTCGGTGCGCGCCGACGTCAATTTCGACCGCGCGTTCCGCGGCGTCTACGACTCGACGGGCGCGCCGGCCGAGTGGCTTGAGGACGAGGACCAGGCAGCGGCCATCAAGGCGCAGGCCCGCGCACAGCAGGCCGCTGCGACGCAGGCGGCGGCGCTGGGCCATGCCAGCGAGCAGGCGGGCAAGGCCGCGGCGGCGGTGAAGAACGTCGGCGACATGGCGTCGTCGCTGAAGCATGCGGGTCTGTCGTAAGCCGCGCCCTTGGAGCGGCGGCGTCTCGCCGCCGTCAGCACTGAAGCACGCGATGGCGCTGCCGTGCACAGCTTCGCTGCGCATGCGCGTCCGATGCACCGAGAGTGTTGCGAGTCCCACGGCGGCGAGACGCCGCCGCTCCAGCAGCGAGCGCCGATGATGAAACCTTTCCGTAAATCCCAGCCGGAGCGGCCGTGGCAGATGCCGCGGATCGCCGACGCCGACATCTTCGCACTTCAGGCCGTCGCCAGCGGCGAGGCCAACACGGCGCAGCAGCAGCGCGCCTGGGACTGTGTGTTGCGCACCCTGTGCGAGACCGACCGCATGACATTCTGGCCGGGCGAGGATGGCCGCCGCGCCACCGACTTCGCTGAGGGCAAACGCTGGGTCGGCCTGCAGCTGCGCCGCATCGAGAAGATGCGCCCGGACCATCGGGATGCGGGCCGTAGGGCGGATTAGCCGAAGGCGTAATCCGCCATCGCGACGCCGGCGGCGGGTTACGCCTTCGGCTAACCCCCCTACGCGCCGCGCATCACTCAAAGGCAGCGTCATGCAATACTCCCCCTACGATCCGTTCCGCAGATACGCATCGCCGCTGTGCGATCCCCTCAGCACCACGGCGGGAGCGCTGGCGGCGCTTGGCGGCGGCAGCGCGGCGACCGGTGGCGCCATGGCGCTGACCGGCATCGGCAGCGGAATTTCGGCGCTGAACACGCTCATGGGCGGCGGCTACGCCACGGCGGTTGGCAGGGCCAAGCAGGCCGAGGCCAACTTCGAGGCCGATCAGGATGTCGCCAACTCCGCGGGCGAGATCGCGTCGGCACAGCGCCAGGGCCTCGACGCCAGCCGGAAAGCCGACCTGCTGCGCTCATCGGCCGTCGCCCAGGCCGCCGCCAACGGCGTCGATGCCGGCTCAGGCAGCGCGCTGACGAACCAGGCGCAGATCGCCGCCCGCGGCCGCTACCAAGCCGACATGGACCTGTGGTCGGGTCAGAACCAAGCCACCGGCTTGCTGAACCGCGCCGCCGCCAAGCGCTACACCGGCGAGCTCGACGCCATCGGCGGTGACGAGGCGAGCCGCGCTGCCGGCCTCAACGCGCTCGCCACCATCGCCGGCGGCGGCGCATCGTTCCTGCGCATGTACGGCGGCAGGGGCATGTCGTGATCCGGCGTGCACGACACGCGGGCCCGTAGGATGGGTCGAGCGCAGCGAAACCATCATCGGCAATCCGGCACGCACCGCCCGATGATGGGTTTCGCTTCGCTCAACCCATCCTACAGGCCCGTAAAAGTCGATAGACGATTTCTCACGGGAGGCTCCCCCCATGCCCCCAGTCCCCACGCCCGACGACCTCGGCGGTCTGCCCCATGTGCCGGGCGCGCGGCCGGTCGGCGGCTATGATCTTTCGTCCTACGCGAGCGGCGCTCAAAAAATGGCTGATGCCGGCGCCCGGCTGGGCGAGGCGGTCGCGAATGTCGGCAACACGGTCTACAAAGCCGGCCGCGAGCAGGCGACAACCGAGGCCGTCAACGCGAATGCCTTCATTCACGCGCGGCTGATCGAAGCGCGCGAACGCTACCGCAACGATCCGGACCACGGGACGCTGGCGCAGCGCTGGAGCGACGAGTCCGGAAAGATCGTCGATGACGGCCTCGCGCAGATTTCCGACCCGGGCCTCCGCGAGCACGTGCGTGCCCGGCTCGCCGTGCCGCTGGCGCAGGAAAACGCGGCGATCCAGAACCAGGCGTTCCGCGGCGCTGCAGCGGCCCATGCGGCGAGCCGTGAGCGGTATCTGCGCAATCTCGTGCAGCACGCGAGCCTCGATCCCGGCGACAGCCTGTTCGCCGGCGGCGTCGATTCCCTCCATTCGGCCATCGACGACGCCGTGGCGCGCGGATTTCTCACGCCGGAGCAGGCGGCCGGCGAAAAGCGCCGCGCCGCGCTGGAGCTTCTCGCCGGCGAATATGGCCGCATGAGCAAGGTCGATCCGGAGCGGACGATCCGGGAGCTTGAAACGCCCGAGAGCGGCCACCCGCTACTGCCGCAGCTTCCGCAGGTGGCAAAGGACGCCTTGATCGCGCAGGCGCACGAGCGGCAGGCCAATGCGATCAAGGACGCCGATCACGCCGCGCTGCGTCACGCGCAGGAAAGCCAGCGCGCCTCGGACCAGACCGAAGACGAGATCGCCACCAATCTGACGGGCGACATGCCGACGCTGACGCGCGCCGACATATCCGCCAATCAGAAGCTCACCGGCACGGCGAAGGCCCGCATGCTCGCCCTCGCCGACCGGACGACCGTCAAGGATCCGGACGAGACCTCGTCCCATGTCACGGCGCGCGGTCTGCTCGACCGGATCCGCCGGCTCGACGGCGATCCATCAAGGATTGCCTCGTCCGGCGAAATCTACGACGCATATGTCGGCGGCAAGCTGAACCGGGATGACTTCAATTTTGTCCGCAAGGAATTCCTGGCCCGACAGGCGTCCGCCGACGCTCCGCTGTTCGCGCACAAGCAGGCCTTCCTGAAGAACGTCGGGCCCTCGATCGACCAATCCGACCCGCTGATCGGCGACATCGACCGGCTTGGCCGCGCGAAGATGTATCTTCTGGAGCGGGATCTCGACCGCAAGATCGGCCAGTACCTGAAGGCGGGCAAGGACCCGCTCGATCTGTTCGATCCCTCGAAGCCGGACTATGCGGGCACGCCGGAATCGCTCGCGCGCTACCGCCCGACGGTGCGGGAAGCGCTGGAACAGAGTGCGCAGCAACGTCCAGCGGCGGCGGCTTCCGACGGCGACGCCGCGACGCCGCCCGTGCCAATGCGGCTCCCCGGTGAAACGCCGGCCGACTACCTCAGGCGGACCAACGCGCCGGCGCCGCAAGCCAAGCCGCGTGTCCCCGTTTCACGGTGAGCGACCATGCCCGCCCGAATCGAATTGTTGAAGCAGGCGGGCTTTTCCGATGCCGAGATCGGCGACTGGGCCACCGCCGAGCGGAAGCGCATGAACGAGCAAGGCTTCACCGATGACGAGATCGATGAAGAGTTCGGCGTCACGCGGCCCCCGAAAGAGGTGCCGGAAGCGTTCATCGAGCGGCTGAAGCAGGGTAACGCGGCGCAACGCATTGCCGGCGCCGTGGGCGACTACGCCCACCGCTATTTCGGCGACGAGCCGCTGGGGTTTTCGCCCAGAAACGAGGAATTCCTCCGCAAGCTCGGCGCGGCCGGCGACATCATCATTCCCGCGGCGAAGCCGGTCGACGCCGTGCTCCGCGCGGTGCCGGCGGGAATCGCGGCCGTTGGCGCCGGTTTCGGGCAGGCGCTGGAGGAGGCCGGAGACGCCACGTTCGGCCCCGGTCCGCAAGGGGCCAAGGGCAAGGCCGCCCGCGACTTCGCCTCGCTCGCGCAGATCGCCGCGCTGCTGTCCGGCGCCGACCGCGCCGGGCCGGCGCTTGTCCGCGCGCCGGAGCCCAACGTCACGGCCGCGCCGGCCATCGTGTTGCCGCGGGCGGAGGACTTCCGCAATGCCGCTGCTGTCATTTCCGGAACGCCCGCGAGCTTCAGCACCGAACAGAAGCTCCTCCAACTCTGGAAGGAGCACGGAATTTCTCCAGTCGAAGTCGCGCAGGAGAAGCCTGCCACGGAACTGACAGGGAATCCCGACTTCGGCAAGAAGTTGGGATTCCTCGCCAGTCTATGGGGTCCATCGCGGTCCGGTGAGCTTGCAGGACCGGCAAAAGTATCCGGCGCATCGGCGCTCCCGATGCGAACGGTGGGCGATCTGGCGGAAGCGGTGCGCGGCGGCCGGCTCACCCCCGCCGAGGCGGCGCAATTCGCCCACGACAAAGGCTGGGACGTTCCGCCGTGGTGGCTCGAACGCGCGGCGGATGAGAGGAATGTCGCCGGTCCGCAAGGCGCGGTGCCGCCGCAGGCATCGCTTCAGCAATTTCCCGAGATGCTGGAGGTGACGAAGCGCTCTCCCGAGCTTGCCGCCTTGCTGGAAGGGCGGCCTAAGGTACGGAAGAGTTTGGCGGACAGTCCCGACGCGATTGAAGGGTTACAGCGTTCTCTGGCCCGAATAGAGTCAGAAGGCGCCGACGCCGTCATAACGAAAGGACCAGGGGAAATTGCGCGCCCAGACCTCAAACCCGAGGAATTGGAGGCGATCAACCATCTGGAAGGACTAGCGGACGCCAATAGCGGCAAGCGAAGGCCAGTTCAGCCGGATTGGGATCAAAACTGGGCACAAATGCCTGGCTTTACTCAAGGATACATCGCGCACCTCTATCGGCAAGCCGAAGCCGCAGACAGGGAGTTAGGACCACTTACCGGACGTATCGCCGACCTTACTGAGGGCAAGGCGGGGTCCAGGCCTGACCCCAAGGATCCGATAAGGCTTGTCGAGAAAGTTCGCGAGTCCGGCCGTGACCCGTCAAAACTTGTCGATTTCTCGGCAAGCAAAATCGTTTACGGTTCCATTGACCAGCTCTACAATGCGCTCGGCACGATAGAAAGAGCGCTGGGAGACAAGGTCGTCAGAGTGAAAAACCGCCTTAGTGAGCCCACCCTCAGCGGCTACGGCGATATCTTGATGAATTTGAAAATGAGCAACGGTCACATTGCCGAGCTCCGTCTGATCCCTAAGCACGTCGATGCGGTGGCAGCAGAAATCGAACATCCCCTCTATCAGGTGACGCGTTCATTCGACGATGTTGCCAAGGTTCGGCCGTTGACGACGGAAGAAAATGCGATCAAGATCGCAATTCAACAGAGGACTCGAGAGCTTTACCGAGACGCGTTTGCGGCGGCAAGGAAGTAAACCATGCAGGAATCGGAGTATTACGTTTTTGGCATGTTGCCGGTAAAGTACGAACTGATCCCGGAGGGTGGCGCGAAGTGTCTCAAGCTCAACTGGGAAACACTGGCTTTCGAGTATGGCAACGAGTATGTCAGCCGCATGCTGTTTGATACGGGCGGCGATGTCGAATACCTGTCAAGAGAACAATTCATACAGTATGTCGAGTCCTTGCGGGCGCGAAGATACACAAAAGACGATACACTCGGAGTGCTCTATCAAGTCATGAATGCCATGGAGGACGTCGCCGAAGAGCAGGGGCGCGCCCTCTCTCCTAAGATGAAGCGATTATTGACTGTGTTGCGAGAGAGAACCTATGACCTGTTCCAGGAAAAATACCCTGAGCCCTGACGTCGGGTAGCGTAAGCCGCTTGCTGGGCTCGACAGCAAGGCGAGGCTTTCTTCAGCGTCATTTCTCCGAAGGGGCCGCGAAATGGATGGTCCGGCCCGTTTTCGAGGCGTTTTACGACAAGATTCGGCATCCTCGGCGCTGCGGGCCTGACTGCGGGCGCGCTGTCTGACGGCAAATAATCCCACGACTGCGGCTATTCCCGTTCCTGCCAGCACTTCGACGACACGGCGAAACGCCGGCGGACTACCTCAGGCGCACCAACGCGCCAGTACCGCAAGCCAAGTTGCGTGTCCCCGTTTCACGGTGAGCGACCATGCAGACCCGAATCGAACTGTTGAAGCAGGCGGGCTTTTCCGACGCCGAGATCGGCGACTGGGCCACCGCCGAGCGGCAGCGCATGAACGAGCAAGGCTTCACCGACGATGAGATCGACGAAGAGTTCGGCGTCACGCGGCCCCCGAAAGAGGTGCCGGAAGCCTTCATCGAGCGGCTGAAGCAGGGCAATGCGGCGCAGCGCATTGCCGGCGTCGCGGGCGACTACGCCCACCGCTATTTCGGCGACGAGCCGCTGGGGTTTTCGCCTAGAAACGAGGAATTCCTGCGCAAGCTCGGCGCGGCCGGCGACATCATCATTCCCGCGGCGAAGCCGGTCGACGCCGTGCTCCGCGCCGTGCCGGCCGGTCTAGCGGCCCTTGGCGCCGGTTTCGGGCAGACGCTGGAGGAGGCCGGAGACGCCACGTTCGGCCCCGGTCCGCAGGCCAAGGGCAAGGCCGCCCGCGACTTTGCCTCGCTCGCGCAGATCGCCGCGCTGTTGTCGGGCGCCAGCCGCACCATGTCGGCGCCGGTTCGCGTGCCGGAGCCCAAAGTCACGGCTGCGCCGGCCATCGTGTTGCCGCGGGCGGAGGACTTCCGCAACGCCGCTGCCGCCATTTCCGGAACGCCCGCGAGCTTCCGCACCGAGCAGAAGCTACTCCAGCTGTACAAGGAGCGCGGTCTGACGCCAGCCGAAGTCGCGCAGGAGGCCATGCGCGACCCCGCCCTCGCCGCGGCGCTCGCATCGGAGTCCGACAAGCTGCCCGAGGCACTGGCGGGAGGTGCCAAAGAAACCACAAAGGAAGGCGCCAGGGCAGAAGCAAAGGTAGCCGCATCGGAAACTCCGGCAGCGGGCGGAGAACACGCGCCGGCAACGACTGCCACGCCTGCTGAGGCCGATCGTCCCGCCGATTCGACGCAGAGGCAGCCGGGCGCCACGGCGGAAAATGGTCCGCCAGCGCCCGATGAGATTTCCCGTGCAAGCGCGAATCCCTGGATGTATGATCCGCCCGCAAAGGATATCCGCCCGTTTGAGGCTGATTATCGCAAGGGCGTGCAGGCGGATGAACAAGGACGACTCACAGCTGCCGGGCTCAGCGGAGCCCCGCTCAACCCCGATGCCAGATGGATCGTCGGCCGAAGAGTGGTGGGCGGAGTGGATCGAGGAATCCCGCATTCGCGTCCAGAATATGACGCGCTGGCAACGGCTACTGTGGGTCGCCGAGCAGAGGTGGTCGAACCTTCTCTACTACCTAAGAGCGGCGGTAAGGCGGTCGCGGGTGCTACACGCATACCGGCAGGGTCTATTTTCCCTGACCGAATCCGACTGAATTCGAAATTGTCGCAAGAGGACGCGCTGAACGTCTATGGCCACGAGATTGGCCATGTGCACGACGAGATCGTTGGCCAGATCCAGACCAAGGGTCTGATGACCGAATTAAAGACCGTCTACAACGATCTGAACAATCCCGACCTGGCGCTGATACGAAAAGACAATCCCAGTGTTGACCTGAAGAAATTGTCCGCCAAGTACCGTAATTGGACCCCCGAAAATAACAACTATAAAGGCGCGGAGGTTAATCGCGAATATGTTGCGGAAGCCTTCCGAGCCTATATGCGTGATCCGAATTACCTGAAATCAGTCGCGCCGAAGACGGCCGCCGCAATTCAGTCCGCCGTCAACCCGCATTGGAAGCTGCGTAATATCATTCAGTTCAACACGCTAGGGCCGCTCGGCATGCTGGGTGTGGCGGGCGCTATTGCGGCGGCGAAGTCTGACGACGAATAGGCATAGCGCCGCACCCGCTGCCGCCACTTCGAGGAAGCGAAGGTAAAAGCGCCCGGGAGCGGCCACCCGCTGCTGCCGCAGCTTCGGCAGGCGGCGAACGATGCATTGATCGCGCAGGCGCGCGAGCAGCAGGCAAATGCGATCAAGCATCCGCCTGCTCGACGGCGGTTTCCGGCGGCAAAGCGGCGACGCCGCCCGTGCCAAAGCGCCTGCCCGGCGAAACGCCGGCCGACTACCTCAGGCGCACCAACGCGCCGGCGCCGCAAGCCAAGCCGCGTGCCCCCGTTTCACGGTGAACGACCATGCCGACCCGAATCGAACTGTTGAAGCAGGCGGGCTTTTCCGATGCCGAGATCGGCGACTGGGCCACCGCCGAGCGGCAGCGCATGAACGAGCAAGGCTTCACCGACGACGAGATCGACGAAGAGTTCGGCGTCACGCGGCCCCCGAAAGAGGTGCCGGAAGCCTTCATCGAGCGGCTGAAGCAGGGCAATGCGGCGAGCCGCATTGCCGGCGTCGCGGGCGACTACGCCCACCGCTATTTCGGCGACGAGCCGCTGGGGTTTTCGCCTAGAAACGAGGAATTCCTGCGCAAGCTCGGCGCGGCCGGCGACATCATCATTCCGGCCGCAAAGCCGGTCGACGCCGTGCTCCGCGCCGTGCCGGCCGGTCTAGCGGCCGTCGGCGCCGGTTTCGGGCAGACGCTGGAGGAGACACAGAACGCCGCGTTCGGTCCCGGTCTGCAGGCCAAGGGCAAGGCCGCCCGCGACTTTGCCTCGCTCGCGCAGATCGCCGCGCTGTTGTCGGGCACGGGCCGCACCGGGCCTTCGCCGTCTCCCAAAGTCACGGCTGCGCCAGCCATCGTGTTGCCGCGGGCGGAGGACTTTCGAAACGCTGCTGCGGCCATTTCCGGAACGCCCGCGAGCTTCAGCACCGAACAGAAGCTTCTCCGGCTATGGAAGGAGCACGGCATTTCTCCCCTCGAAGTCGCGCATGATGCGGTGCGCGATCGTACCATCGCCGCGGACCTCGCGTCGGAATCCGCGAAGCTTCCGGAGGCCTATGTCGGCGCTGGCAAGGAAACCGCGGCAGCGGCAGTGGAACCAGGCGCGCCCACTCAGTCCGCCACGTCGGGCGATCGCCCCACCGCTGCAGTGGAAGGCCCGTCCGGCGCAATCGCCATTGAGGACAGGCCTTCGCCGAGACCGGACGCGCCTGAACCGGCGCCGATGATCGCTCAGGGCCGGGACATCTGGATGTACGCTCCGCCTCGGACACGGCAGCGCCCGTTCAAAGTCGACTATCGCCGGATGCCCCGCACCGATGACACCGGACAGCTTCTCGAAGATATGGAAGGCCGACCGCTTGGCGCCAGGTTCGTGGCCGGACGGCAATTTGCGGGCGAGGGTGACGTACCCGTATCGCCGGCCGAGATAAAAGCCGCGCTGAAGGACCTGGATATCCCGCTGGCCCAAGTGCGCAAACTGCCAATGGCAAACAAAAACCCGGTCGGCCTGTTTATCGGCGATACAGTCCGACGGAAACCGGTTGGCAAGGTGTTCGTCAAGTCCACTCTGAGTGCAGAAGATCGGAATCTGATCCTCGCACACGAATTCGGCCACGCGATCGATTATTATGCTGGCCTATTCTCGGACACCCTGAAGCCCGCCGAGTTTGACGAACTGCGGATGGTCTACCCGATGCTGCAAGGCCGCAGCCGAAGAGGAAGGCCCATTCTGCAACCGGAAGACTTCGGCTACCCGCCGAGGGACGTCAACGCCGAACTCGTAGCAGAGGGGTTGAGGGCCTATCTGATGAATCCAAACTGGTTCAAGGCGGCTGCACCAAGGTCGGCAGCCAGATTCCGGGCTGACGTCAATAGAAACAAATATCTCAAGCACGTCATACAGTTCAATTCCCTCGGCGCCGCGGGCCTGTTGAGCGCCGCCGCCGGCAGCAAGGATCAAGACGACCAGTAAGGCGCGTACGCGTGCGCGCGTCTGCACACGCACGTCATCACACCCCAGACGGAGTTTCCCCATGCCTGCTCTCACCCCGGACAACGTGCTGCTCTGGCTTCATGGCCGCCGCGTCGGCCTTGTCGGCGACGGCAGTTTCAGCGCCTCTTCGGGGCTGATGGTCGATGGCCAGCTGGTCGGCGCCCGCCGCGGGCCGGTCATTTCCCAGCTCGCCACCGGCGTCAACGGCGTCGGCAGCGTCGCTTTCCCGGCCGCGGTCGATGGCGATGTCGTGCTCTTCGCACTCGACCTCACGACGCCGGCCAACGTGACCTCGAGTTTCGAAGCCGTGATCTCGACCGCCGGACAGATCCGGCAAACTTCGTCGGCCAATCTCAGCACGAAAAACATCCTGTTCCAGATTGCGCCGGCATCCTGAGCGCGAGGAGACCGTCATGCACCGCTATCGCGAATTCGGACTGGTAAGCGAGCAGGACGAAATCCTGCGCCGCGCCTTCCGCGACGGCTTCAAACGCGCCGGCCTGTCGTTCGCCCAGTTCCTGGATGCCCTCGCCTGGTACCGCGATCAGGTGCGGCCTGACGCTGACGAGGCGCAGCTTGCCGAGGCATTCGCGCAGTTCGCGGCTGACAAAGGCTGGCCTGCTGACCAGCGCGACGGCGCGCTCGATCTCTACCGGGCGATCCGCGACGACGGCCCGGCCGCGGTGACGCAATCGCCGCCCCCCGACGAGGACCGCGCGACGCTCACCCGCGCCGACGAACTGCTGCGCGCCGATCCGGCCCGGTATTGGGGCGACGCCGAGCTGCAGGACGCCGTATTCGAGGCGCGCGAGCGGCTTGATCGCCCTGATGCGGAGGCCGGTGCGGCGGCGCTGCAGGGCCATGAACTGAACGAAGACCTGAAGCAGAACCATCAGCACCAGGACCGCCGCCGCGTCGCGGAGATCGAGGCGCTGCTTCACGATCCCAGCGGCGACGGACAACGCCGCTACTGGAGCGACGTTGGACTTCGCGCTGACTACGCGCAGGCGCTGGCTCGCCTGCACGGCGGCGAAGCCGCCGCGGACGCCGACAGCGCAGCCCCTTCAGTGGCTCAGGAGAACATCGGCGCCGCGTCATAGAGGGCTTGTAGCCCGGATGGAGCCTTAAGCGCGTTTACGCGCGTCTTCGACGCGCTATGGCGAAATCCGGGACTCCGCTCTCAGCACCGTAGCGCCTTTTTCGGTGGAATTTCTCCGCCGGAGCAGGACTGGCGATCACGCCAGCAGAAATGCGGCGGCAGCGTCCCCGGATTTCGCTTCGCTCCATCCGGGCTACGGGCCCCGGCCCATCCTTTCCTCATCATCCCATCACGCGGCATCGATCCCTGCGCCGGGGTCGCCGGCCGGCTGTTTCCGGGCGCAACAGGACATCCCCATGACCCAGGCAACCCAGACTGCCAAGCGCAGCTCGCGCAAAGCCCCGGCCATTCTCCCCCTGCCTCAGCACATCCCAGACACATCGGAACCCGCGCCGCAGAACGAGGCCGCGGCACCCACGCCGGCGGCGGCGCCAATTCCGCAGAGCGCGATGCAGGATGCCGCCTTTGCCCGGAACTGGTGGCGGGTCGTGATCGACACGGATCGCACGCCGTATGCCAGCATTCTTACCGACGTCACGATGTGGGGGCCGAACGAAGCCAGGCTGCGTGCCGGCGATGTCGTGGAAGTGCTGGACGAGCAATCCACCCTGTTTGCGCTCCTCTACCTGGTCGAACACGTGCCGGCTAAAGCCATCCGCTTCGCCGAACTGATAAAGGCGCCGCTCGGCGGCGTTGCCGTCGGCCGCATCGAGGCGCGCGGCAATCATTACGCCCAGTGGCGCGGTCCGGCAAAGCGCTGGTGCGTCATCGGCCCGACGGGCACGGTCGTGCGCGACGGCATCCTCACCAGGGACGAGGCCGAACGCGATGTCACGACGCGCAACACCCCGGCCAGCATGGCCTTCGTCAGCCACCCGCGCATGTGACCGCCGGCGCCGAAAAAGCAACACCGAGGTGATCCATGCAGGACAACCGTTCCGCATCGGCGGCGCAAGCCGCGAGGCCGTCCGGCGACGAAGGCGCGTCGGAGGGCGCGCGTGTCGCGCGCCAACCGTCGTTCTTGGGCGCGCGTTCCGCGCGCCACAGTGGCGCTGGTGACGGCGAGGCTCACGGCGGCGGGACGCCGCCGCTCCATGGCGAAGCGGGCGCCGCATCCTTAGCCTCCGCCCCAGCCGGGGACCATACCACCGCTCCAGATGACGCCCGTACCGCGACGCCTGCACGAGCAAGTACCGGGCCGGCCCATGATGTGGATGCGACGAAGCCATCCGACCGGTTTCCTGCCTCCTGGCGCGACGACCTCTCCGGCCCCGACAAGGCGTTCCGCAAGACTCTCGACCGGTTCGACAGCCCCGCAGCGCTCGCCAGGGCTTACAAGGAGCTCACCACGCGGCTGTCCTCGGGCGATTTGAGGTCCACGAAGCCTCCGCCCGACAATGCGACGCCGGAGCAGGTTGCGGCGTGGCGCGCCGAACAGGGCCTGCCGCAGAACGCCGCGGCGTATGTGGAAGGCTGCAGCTTGGCGACGGCACGGTGCCCGGCGAGGCCGAGAAGGCGATGCTCGCGTCGTTCGCCGAGGAGGCGATGAAAGGGCGGTGGTCGGCCGATCAGTACAATCAGGCGGTCGGCTGGTATTTCGCCCTGCAGGACCGCCTCGCAGCAGGGCGCGACCACGCCGACGCCGCGTTCAAGCACGAAGCGTCGGCCGATCTCATGCGCGAATGGGGCCATGATTACGCCACCAACCGCAACGCCATCGCCCAGTTCTTCGACCGCAGCTTCCCGGCGGATTTCCGCGAGGGGCTGCTGACCGCCCGCCTCCCCGACGGGCGCATCCTCGCCAATCATCCGGCCTTCAACCGCGCCATCCTGGAGGTGGCGAAGTCCCTCAATCCGAGCGGCGCGGTGCTGCCGAACGCGTCCGGCGGCGGCCTCTCCGGCGTCGAGAGCCGCATCGCCGAGATCGAGGGCAAATACATGCGCGCGCCGCACGGCTCCGACCTATGGAAGAGCTACTGGACAGGCGACTCAGGCGCCCGCATGCAGCAGGAGTATCGCGGGCTGCTGGCGGCGCGCGAGCAGTCGCGGCGGGGACGGGCGGGGTAGGGCTTGTGCCGGCGTAGCCCGGATGAAGGGCCGCTCTTGCGGCCCGTAGTCCGGGGCTCCGGGTGCGTCACATAGTGAGGCTGTTGTCTTGGCGTCGGCACCCCCACGTCGAAGGTCTCACAAATCAGACGCGCGCGGAGTCCCGGATTACGCTTCGCTCCATCCGAGCTACGATCCGTCACCCACGGGCGCGCCCCGTGGATTTCTTCGGCGTTGAGGCGCTCATCGCGCGCTTGAGCGGACCTGCGCCGCGCTGCGCTCCCGGGCCCTTTAACGACGATTCGAGATCGCTCAGGTGCTTGCGGGTGGCGTCCATCGCGTCGGTCTCGATGGCGCGATAGCGCTCCACCAGTTTCTGCCCGAACGGCGTCAGCGTCGCTCCGCCGCCATGGGCGCCGCCCGGGTGCGCCGAGATGACGGCATCGCGGAAGCAGCTGTTCATGTCGTCGACAAGGAGCCAGGCGCGCCGGTATGACATGCCGAGGGCCCGGCCGGCTTGCGAAATCGAACCGGTCTTCTCAATGGCTTCGAGCAGGCGGACCTTGCCGGGCCCCAAGGCGCGGCCGCTGCCGAAATCCACCCGCAGCGTCAGTCTTGGCATTTCCATATCACTCGAATCCCGGGCTCCAACAGAGCCAGCATAGCACTTTCGTAGCAGAGTCGCGTGTTAACGCGTCGCCGACTTTGAGTCAGGTGCGTGGTAAGCTGCCGGCGAACCGCATCTTGGCGCCTGATTGCACAAAGGTGTTGACGCTACAAACCAAAACCTGAGACGCGCCTCGCGGCTGAAAGCACTGTGGGCGACATAGACGCTGGGCGATAACGCGATGGACACGATCAAATGCAATGACGCCATCGAGATGATCCTCGAACAGGTCAACAGCGAACTTGCAACTCACTTCGATTCCGACGTGATCTTTCTCAAGGCGTCCCTTGAGCCGCCGGTCGACGATTTCGTCAAGGATGAAATCGAGGAACTCCGGCAGCAGAAGGCTTCGAGGAACAAGCTCACCGTTTTCGTGGAGACCGACGGCGGCTTTGTCGAGACGGTCGAACGCATCGTCAGCGTGTTTCGCAAGCACTACGACGTCGTCGAATACGTCATCCCGAACTTTGCCTATTCAGCCGGGACGATCCTGGTCCTGTCAGGCGACGAACTTTACATGGATTACTATTCCGTTCTCGGGCCGATCGATCCGCAGATCGACATGGACGAAGAAGGCAGCGTTCCGGGAATGGGGTACCTGGCGAAATTCAAGGAGCTGCTCGCCGAGATCAATGATCCAAGCAAGGCGCCGGAAGAGACTCGCGGACAGCTGGCCTACCTCATCAAGCGTTTCGATCCCGCCATCCTGTTCACGATCGAGCAGGCGATCGAGCATTCCAAATCTTTGCTCCGGACGTGGCTGCCGAAATACAAGTTCAAGTCATGGACGGTGAAGGATACGAGCGGCGAGCCGGTGACCGCTGCCGACCGCCAGCAGCGCGCCGACGACATCGCCACGATCCTCGGCGATGCGGAGCACTGGCACTCTCACGGGCGCGGTATCGGGATTAAGGAGCTGGAAAGCGACCTGATCAAGCTCAAGGTCGTCAACTATGGTGACGACAAGGCCTTGAACGGGAACATTTCACACTATTACGGTTTGCTGATAGATTACATGCGCAAGAACGGACACAAGAGCGCTCTGCATTCCAGCCGGGGATTGAGGAAACTCGCATGAACAGGTTCGCAGAGGTGATGGACAGCCTCAGGAAGCGCGTTGCAAGCGAGAAAATAATGAAAACGCTGGAGGGACTGGAAATCCTGAATGACATTCCGGAGGGAGACGGGAAGAAACCTCATGTCCGTCTTCCCTATTCGACTAATCCACGCTCGTTCGAGGAGCCGTGGAAGTGAAGTCATGCGGCCTGTAGCCCGGATGTAGGGCGGCTCTTGCGGCCCGTAATCCGGGACTCCGCTCGCAACATGTTGTGAGCCTCAGCGAGGCAGCGGTTTGCGACATGCGGAGTCCGATTGCGCTTCGCTCCATCCGGGCTACGGTCATTGCATGTCGAAGTGCCAAAACCCTCTTTCGCAAGCCGATCGGACATCCCCAGGCGCCCGGAAACCTAGGCAGGCCGTAGAGCCTCCGCCGATCCGGGCTGCGGCGGCCCCGAACCGCTTGCCCTTCACCCGCCGATGGAAAGCCCTGCGTCGCATGTTGCCGGCGCCGGCTGCGGACTCCCGCGGCCGGTCAACCCCGATCATGCGCTTGCAGACAACCGGAACGGAGGCACATCAACGATGATCAGAGAGGACTGGATCGATGGCCGACTCGGCATTCATGATTCAGTATCGTCAGGAATTCATCGCCCAGTTCGAACAGGGCCAGTCGTGGCTGCGTAACGTCTGCACGACCGAGGCGGTGATCAAGGGCAACCAGGCCATGTTCCTGGTGGCCGGTTCCGGCGGCGCCACCGCCGTGACGCGCGGCCTCAACGGCAACATCCCGCCGCGCGTCGATTCACTCACGCAGGTGCCCGCCACGCTCGTCGAGTGGCACGACAAGCCGCAGCGCACCGAGTTCAACATCTTCGCCTCGCAGGGCGACGGCCGCCGCATCATGCAGAGTTCGACGGTCAAGGTGCTGAACCGCAAGATCGACCAGGACATCATCGGCATGCTGTCGGGCGCTTCAGGCAATCTCGGCCCGGCGCAGGCGATGACGCTTGCGCTCGCGACGCGCGCGCTGGCGCATCTCGACCTGCAGGACGTGGACACTACCGAGGAAGACAACATGTTCTTCGTCGGCTCTCCCGCCATGCGCGCCTACCTGATGCAGATCCCGGAGTTCCAGAAGGCCGAGTACGTCGAGATCAAGCCGCTGGTGGGACCTGCGCGACGGTTCCGCCGCTGGGCCGGTTTCAACTGGATCTTCCATCCGCACCTGCCCAACGTCGGCACCAGCAGCGAGCAGTGCTTCGCGTTCCACCGCGCCGCCGTCGGCCACGCGGTCAACACCGGCGAGATGGACGTCCGCGCCGGCTACAATGAAGAGAACGCTTATTACTGGGCGCGCTCGTCGATCTTCATGGGCTCGGCGCTGCTGCAGAACAACGGCGTCGTGGTCATCAATCACGACGGCTCGAAGTACACCTGAGCCGGCCTGAAGAGCGCGTCGCGCTGACACTCACCTCCCGTCATCGCCGGGCTTGACCCGGCGATCCATCCATTTCGCGAAGACGATGGACCCGCGGGTCAAGCCCGCGGGTGACGTACCCCGAAATCCGAAAGGCTTTTCCAAATGCCGTACACCACTGGCACACTGACCTATCTTGCGGGCGGTCCGATCGAGGGTGCCTGGAAGCTATGGGAATACACCACGACCGACACGCTCGCCCAGGTGACGGCCCCGGGCTACATCGCCGACGCGACCTTCAAGGGCATAAACGTCGGCGATTTTGTCATTGTCGTGAACCAGGCGATCCCGCAGGGCTACATCCTGCAGGTCCAGACCCTGACGCCCGGCACGCTGAGCGCGCCCGGCGCGGCGAGCCTCGCCGCGCCGGCCGGCGTCGGCGGCCCGCAGCTCGCGTTCCCGCGCAACATCATCGACGGCGGCGACTTCACCACCAATCCGTGGCAGCGCGGGACGAGTTTCACCGGCATCGCGAACACGGTCACCTATACCGCGGACCGCTTCTTTGCGGTCGGGGGCGCGTCGTCGTCGATCTCGGTGTCCCAGGTCACCGGCGTCACCGCCGTGCCCGGCTTCACCCAAGCGCTGCAGTTCGGCCGCGCCGCAGGCAACGCCAACACGGCGGTGATCAATCTCGGCCAGGTGGTGGAGACGCTCGACTCCATCCGCCTGCAAGGACAGACCATCACGCTGTCGTTCTGGGCCCAGCCGGGCGCGAACTGGTCGCCCGCGAACGGCGTCCTCAACGTGCTGCTCGCCAGCGGGACCGGCGTCAACCAGAGTGCGGCCAATCTGGTGGCGGGCACGTGGACGGGCTACACCTCGCTCGTCCTCACCCCGCAGCAGAACCTGGCGCCGAACACCTCGCCGGGCGCCGCCGTGCTGACGCCGGGCGCCAACATCGCCCAGCAGGTCACGGCGGGCTGGCAGCGCTATTCCTTCACCGCGACGGTGCCGGCGGGCTGCACGCAGCTGGGCCTCATGCTCAATGCCACGCCAACGGGCACTGCGGGCGCCGCCGACTTTGTGCAGATCATGGGCGTCCAGCTTGAGCCGGGCGCGCAGGCGACTCCGTTCGAACACCGCGACATCGAGCTGGAGCTGGCGATCGCCCAGCGCTACTTCTTCAACATTCCGGAGCCCGCGTCGGGCGTCATCGTCGGCGCCGGAATGGTGGCGGGCGCCGCATCGGAAATCATCTTCATTCCGCTGCCGGTGCAGATGCGCGCCGCGCCGACCGTCACGGTGTCGGCCGGCTCGTTCAAGTTCAATCTTTCGGGGACGCCGACCGCGGTAGGCACCTTCGCTCCCGGCTCCACCCACACGCCGAACTACATTAGCGTCACCGGCAATGCCGCCGGCACCGCCGGCCAGGGCACGCTGCTCCAGGGCGGCGGGGGCAATGGTTTCATCCAGGCCAACGCGGATTTCTAAGGGCCCGTAGGGCGGATTAGGCGAAGCCTTTATCCGCCAAGGCGCTGCGGCGGATTACGGCTTCGCCTAGTCCGCCCGACGCTTTCTGGTGAGGACACATCATGACCACCCAGTTCTTCATCTACAACGAAGCCCTCGGGCATCTCGGCGAGCGGCAGCTTGCGAGCCTTGCCGAGCCGCGCGAGCCGCGGCGCGTGCTCGATTCGTATTGGGCGGACGTGGTCGGATTCTGCCTATCGCAAGGTCTGTGGAAGTTCGCGAAGCGCACCGCGCAGATCGACGCCAGTTCGACGCTGATCCCGCAGTTCGGCTTCAACTTCTGCTTCCCGGTCCCGGCCGACTGGGTGCGCACGATCCTGGTTTCCACATCGCCCAACATGGACCCGCCGCTGCTGCAATACAGCGATGAGGGCGGCTCATGGTACGCCAACCTGACGCCGATTTACGTGTCCTACGTCTCCAGCGATCCGCTGTACGGCATGAACATCGGCGCGTGGCCGGAGCACTTCGTCGAGTACGTCGCGCTGCGCCTCGCCCGGCAGGCGTGCCTGCGCCTCACCAACGACAAGGAGCTGAGGGCCGCGCTGCTGCGGGAGGAGGACCGCGCCCGCCGCGTCGCCAAGGCCGAGCAGGCCATGGACGAGCCGCCCGGCCTGCCGCCGGTGCCGTACTGGGCGCGCGCGCGGCGGGGCGCGTTCGGTCCCGGCGGGCTATGGCTCGGCGGCGGCACGGGCGGATCGGTGGTGACCGGTCCGCAGGGGAACGACTGAGTTTTTTTACGGGCGCGTGGAGCGGCGGCGTCCCGCCGCCGTGGCCGCGCGGCACGCTCGGCGCGTCTCGCGCACCCACGGCGCTGGCGCATGCTTCAACGCCGACGGCGGCGAGACGCCGCCGATCCACTTCAGCAACCCACGGATTTGACTTATGCGCGTCAACGCTCCGCTCTATTCGCTCAACGCCGGCGAGGTGTCCAAGATCGCGCTGGCGCGCGTCGACGTGGCCAAGCTGCGCATGGCCGCGGCGTGCCAGGTGAACTGGCTGCCCTACGTGGTCGGACCGATGTCGCTGCGGCCCGGCCTCGCCTATGTCGGCGAGGTGCTGGGCGATGCGCCTGCGCGTTTGGTGCGCTTCGTGTTCTCCAAGCTCGACACCGCCCTGATCGAACTGACCGCCAACAACATGCGGGTGTGGGTCAACGAGGTGCGGGTCACCCGCGCCGCCGTCGCCACCGTCATCGGCGATCCATCCTTCCAGGGCCTCGGCAATTGGACGACCGCCAGCACCACGGCGGGCGCGAGCGCGACCATCGGCGGCGGTGTGTGCACACTGTCATGCCCGCCGTTGGGCGGGCTTGCGCAGGTTCAGCAGACCGTGACCGTGCCGTCCTCCGCGTTCGGCGTCGAGCACGCCATCCGCATCGTCATCACCCAGGGGCCGGTGGTGTTCCGCGCCGGAACGACGCCGGGCGGCGCCGATCTCATTCCGCAGACCACCCTCGACACCGGCACCCACTCGCTCGCCTTCACACCGGCTGCCGCCGGTCTCTGCATTCAGATCGAATCCACCGACGCATGGGCCAAGACGCTGACGTCATGCGCGATCGAGGCCGCCGGCCCGCTGGTGCTGCCGACACCGTGGGGCGCCCGCGACCTCCCCAACATCCGCTACGACCAGTCAGGCGACGTCATCTTCATCGCCTGCTTTGGCCAGCAGCCCTACAAGATCGAGCGCCGCGCCGTCCATAGCTGGTCGACCGTGCTGTTCTATTCCAATAACGGGCCGTTCCAGTCGTCGCCCGGCATCAAGGCCAATTTCACCCCCGGCGCCTATTCCGGCAACACCACGCTGACGTCGGACCGGCCGTGGTTCCAGCCCGCACACGTGGGCTGCCTGTTCCGGGTGTTTTCCGGCGGACAATTCGATCAGACGCTACTCGGCGCGCAGAACGCGTTCACGCCGGCCGTGCGGGTGACGGGCGTCGGTCACGACGCCAGCCTCGGCCAGACCAACGGCCGGAGCTATATATGGAATACGTCGGGAACGTGGAGCGGCACGCTGACGTTCCAGCGGTCATTCGATTCGGCGACGTCCGGCTTCATTGACGTTACGACTGCAAGCGCCAACGGCTCTCCCACGTTCATATCGAACACGGGCGGCACCAGCGGCACCCCGGACCTCGACAACGTGATCGTCTGGGAGCGCGTCGGCTTCAAAGCCGGCAACTACACGTCGGGCGTCGCGACCGTTGCATCGACCTTTTCCGGCGGCGGCGGTTTCGCGATCTTCCGCGTCACCGGCTACACGTCGCCGACCCAGGTGTCGGTTGCGATCCTGCAGCCGTTCACGTCATTGCAGGCGTCGAGCGACTGGGTCGAGGGCGACTGGTCCGCGGTAAAGGGCTTCCCAACCTCGGTATGCTTCCACGAGGGCCGACTCGCATGGTTCGGCGGCAACCAAGCGTGGCTTTCCGCGTCCGACGACTTCACCAACTACGCCGACATCAACCTGGACGGCACCGCGACCGGTGACGGCGGCGCCATCAATGTCACGCTCGGCTCCGGTCCGGTCGACACCATCTCCTGGGGCCTGTCGCTGACGCGGCTGCTGCTCGGCCGCGAGCAGTCGATCATGTCGGCGCGGTCGTCGAACTTCGACCAGCCGGTGACGCCCACGGGAATCGTGATCCGCGACTGCTCCGACCAGGGCGCTCAGCGCCTGCCAGCCATCAAGGCCGGCAAGCGCGGCATCTTCGTCCAGCAGTCGGGCCGCCGGGTCTACGAACTCGCGTTCTCGCCGCAGGAAATGGATTACGACGACCGCGACCTGACGCGGCTCAACCTCGACATCGGCAAGACCGGATTCACCGACATCGACAAGACCAGCCAGCCCGACCGGATGATCCTGCTGCCCCGCAGCGACGGCCAGTGCGCAGCGCTCGTCTATGACGCCAAGGACGAGGTCGAGGCGTGGTGGCGCATCCAGACGCTCGGCGCGATCGAGAACGTCGCGGTGCTGCCGCAGAACGGCATCGAGGACCTCGTCTATGTCGTGGTCCGGCGCGTGATAAACGGCGTGACGCGGCGCTTCATCGAGCGGCTCGCCCCCCGCGACAACTGCACGGGCGGCGCCATCAATCAGCAGCTCGACTGCCATGTGGTGCAGCAGGGCGCACCGGTGTCGAGCATCGCACTGCCGCAGCTTCCCAACACGCAGGTCGCGGTGTGGGCGGACGGCCGAGCGATCGGCTCCGGGACGACGGACGCCTCCGGCAACCTTGCCATGCCCGATGGCCAGCCCCATTCCAGCATTGTCGCAGGCCTCGCCGGCGCCGTGGTGGCGAAAACTGGCGCGGCGCCGGCGGCTTCTTTGAGCGTCGGCGCGCAATATAACGGCTATCCGGCCGAAGTGTTCGCCGACATCGGCGCGACCGGCGAGCCGGTCCATGTCGGATCCATCGTCGTACAGGGCGGATCGGTGACGCTGCCCAACGGGCAGACCGCGCTCACCATCATTGCCTGTCTCGGATATGTGGCGCCGTTCATGAGCGCCCGGCTTGCCTACGCGGCGCAGCTCGGGAGCGCATTGACCCAGAAGAAGCGCATCAACCATCTCGGCATGGTGATGTACGATTCCCATTACCAGGGCGTCCAGGCGGGCCAGCGATTCGACGCCGTGGACGGTCTTCCGCTGGTCGAGGCGGGACAGACGACGACCGCCGGCACGGTATGGTCGGAGTACGACGAACCGATGATCGAGGTGCCGGGATCGTGGAACACCGACGCCCGGCTTTGCCTGCTGGCGCAGGCGCCGTTCCCGTGCACCGTGGGGGCCGTGGTGATTGGGCTGGAGACGAGGGAGAAGTGACGATGAGCCCCCGGGAGGCTTTGCGCCATGCCCAAAATAACGCTGCGCCCCGCCATTCCCGCCGATCTGCCCTATGTCATCGGCGAGCCTCTGCCCTGGCGCATCCGCGCCATCACGGCGCTGGCCGATGACCGCATCATCGGCATGGGCGGCGTCGCGTTTCCGCCGGACGGCCCGGCCATCGCCTTCGTCCAGTTCGCGCCTGCGCCGGGCGGCAGCGACGGCCCCGAGGCGCGGCGCTATCCAGTGGCGCTTCACCGCGCCGGCCTGATGGCCATGGAGATGATCCGGACGTCGGGCGTTGAGCAGGTGATCGCCACCGCCGACGCCAGCAACGCCACCGCGGTGCGCTGGCTAAAGCGCCTGGGCTTCACGCCATCGGAACGCCAGCCGATCGCGGGGCGCATCCTGTTCACGTGGACGAGCGAGCCGCAGCGGTAGGGCGGGTAAAGGCGGCCGAGGCGTTCCAATTTGATCGCAGCATTGGTTCCGCCTTTGCCCACGCTACGTGGCCGTGGACCCATCTCGGACCTCGTCCTGGGGAGGCGCGAAGCGCCGTCTCGAAGGACGGCGAGAGACTCAGCACCTGCACCCGGACCTGCCCGCGAGTCCGGAGCGCGGTTAGGCTCGGCTGCGGGCTCCGAGCGCGTGGCCGTCCTTCGAGACGCGCCCTTCGGGCGCTCCTCAGGACGAGGTCGGAGATTGTTTCACAGACTCTACGTCTTCGAAGCAACAACGAGGCAACGAGCCAACGCGACAGCCGCGCTCCCATTTCCCTTTCGGAGAAACACCCGATGGCAACCATCGACATTCGCGGCGCAACCCTGTCCGCCGCCGATCCGGCGTTCGGCGGCAATCCGAACCCCGACCTCGCCGTCAAGGCGCCAGTGCGGGCGGCGACGACTGGCGCCGGCATCACGCTTGCGGGCCTGTTCACCCTCGACGGCGTCGGGCTCGCAGCCGGTGACCGCGTGCTGGTCAAGGACCAGGCCGACGCCACCACCAACGGCCTCTACAACGCCGCCACGGGGCCATGGACGCGGACGATCGATGCGGCGAACAATTCGCAGTTTGCCCAAGGGATGCAGGTCATAGTCACCCAGGGCGCCCTGAACGCCAACACGGTTTTCGGCCTGACGGCGGCAAACCCCATCACGCTCGGCGTTACGGCGCTGACTTGGGCCGTGTTCGGCACGATCGGCGGTTCCCAGCAGGTACGTGTCGTGACGACGCCTGGCGCGCTCACGGTCGCGAGCGCGGATCAGGTGATCGAGATCGAAGCGGCCGTGACTTCGATCGCCCTGCCGGCAGCGAAAAGCGGCCCCGTCACCATCATCGATGCGACCGGGAATTTCGGAGCGAACAACTGCACGGTCACCGTCTCTGGCGGCGCCACCATCGCCGGCCAGCCGAGCGACAAGCTCGCCACCAACTACATCGCCCGCACCTACCGCCAACTCGCAAACGGGAACTACGTGATCCAATGAAGACCTACGCCTTTGCATCGATATCATGGCTTGCGCTCGCAATGGCCGCGCACGCTCAGAGTTTCTCGGGAAATCCAAGCGCGAACCAGATCTATGCCGGCCCCACGAGCGGCCCGGCCGCGCCCGCGCAGTTCCGCAGCATGGTCACCGGGGACATTCCCGCGGGAACGGTAGCGAATTCCAACCTCGCCAACATGGCAGCGGGGACCGTGAAGTGCAGACCTGTTGGTGCCGGTACAGGTGTTCCGCAGGATTGCAGCTATTCGGTCATCAGCGTCACGGACCCGCCCTATAACGCTGATCCGACTGGTGTCCTCGACAGCACCAATGCGATTCAGAACGCTATCAATGCCTTGCCGGCGACAGGTGGCACCGTCCTTTTTCCGGTTGGCAGCTATTTGATTTCTTCGTCGCTTAACATCGGCAATGGCTCGGGTAGCACCTACTCGACTCGCAACGGGATCAATCTCGAATGCGTTGCTCGGACGCGGCCGGGGCTGAATGGGCTAGCCGGTTCGCCAAGCGTTGGGCCATGCAACATCAACTCCAACGTCAATGGCTATGCCATCAACGTCAACGGCCCCATCAGCGGTTGGGGTATCAAAGGCATCAGCATCACCATCACGTCTTCCGGCTCCAGCGCTGGGGGCTTGAATACGAACTCCGCATCGTTTG